AATTGGAAGATACCCGGAGAATTATTATCCGACATCGGTGGAAAACTATTTTGTGCGGCAGGACCCCATACTACTTGAAAATTAGGTGCTGTACCTACTTGTCCAGCTGATAGTGGTGGTACACCAAATGGGCCATCAAATCCTCCTTGAAAAAGTCCTGATGAGTTGGACCATGTACCCGCTACATTACTTACAATATTATAGTCAGCTACTGAAAGTGGGATAAGTGGACTAGTGGTCGCATTAGTTGCTGTACTATAATCTCCTCTAGTGCCTTGCCAATCATTCCACACACCACCCCATTCTCCTCCATTAATACGCCAAGGATAATATGGAACTTCTTGTGTACTAGCGGTAAGAGAAAAACCTAGACAATAAATTAAATCTTGTCCAGACATTATAGTTGGTGTTGAAGCGGTAAATAGTAATGGTTCCCACCTTATAGAATAGTCACCCCAAGCATTCACCGCATATTGTACGTAAGTGTTAGATGGAATACCTAAGCTCGGGTTACCTACAGTTGTATCGATAGCTGGTGGATATTCTACTAATCCAGGTGTATTATTAACTACTGGTGGTGCACCACTACAATCACAATCAACATCACTCATATTAGTTTCATAACCGTAAATACCCGCCATACAATTTTGAGCTAGACATTGTGCAACATCACCACCTATTTCTCTTTCTGGTCTATTAAATAATGAAGCTAGTAACATCTGTGGTTGATTTGCTTTCATATTGTATATGTCTGACACTAACTCAGTTATGTCTTGGAATGATGTGGACCCTATTTGGTCTGTAACTGAACACTCTTCTGCATATCTAGGGTCCAAACATATATCTTGGATACATTGATTTCTTGAACCCATATCTGTTATTGTTGTTGGAAAAAGAATATGGTCTCCTTGGTCTCCATCTGCATGGTTAGGACTACCACCGAATATCCCCCACCAAGGTAATGCTACCCCATCAGGGTCTCCAACAAAAGTACCTAATCCTGTTGCTGGGTCTGGTACAAAAGGTGTAGACCTATAGTAAAAACTATGTTCTGTTGGGTGAATATATACTACTCTTCTACAATAATCCGAACCCGCATAACTTTCAGCTACCTGGTCATATTGTAGTTTTGCTTTAAATTGAAAATGGTATAAAAACCCTGTTACCCAAGCGTTTTCCCAAAAATAATTCATGATACCAGCACATAATGCATCCGCCACATCCTGTCTTCTTATCCATTCTCTTAATATAACTAAGTCTGCGTTATCACCTATACACGCAGGATTAATACAAACAACTTTTACATAACAACCTCCAGCTGCGTAACCGTCTGCAGCACTACCAGTAGAAGCAGAATCAAATCCGTAATTATCTGGACAACAAACATTGTTAGTATTTGGGTCACAACAATCGTTCCCACCCCAAGTATATAGTTGGTCCGCAAAACTAGCTATAGGTGATTGTGAAGGACAAGGACCTGAATTATTACCGACTGGTGGACTAACTCCTGGACTACAACTAGATGGTAGTTGAGCAAGTTCACCGATATTGCCCCTACATTTACATTTTTCACACTCTGGATACTTAGTTTGTCTTAATGTAAATAAAACAAATCCCATAGTAAGACCATAAAACATACATGGTGTTTGAGATACTGGGTCGGGACATGAAAAACAACCAGAACCTATACAAATATCATCACAACCTAAATCACAAATAAATCCTTGTAAAAACCCAGGACATTTAACTAACCAAGAAGGAAAACCATTAAAAAAACTACAAATTGCTTGTAATATTTGACATATAACCCAAACAGCAAACATAACTATACCAAAAACTACACCTAATAACATAGCTAAAATGGAAACAAAAATTGTAAGCATGGAATACAACATACCAATAAATTGATTCAAAAACTGTGCTAAAATTAAATTAAAAGTAACTTTTCTAACTGCACTATTAATAGGGAAGTGTACTGCAGTTGTAGAACATTGTTGGTCTTCTTCAGGTAATATTTCTTTTATCCCTATAAATTGTCTTCTACCATTATGTTTAACGTGGTCGTGAAATTGTGCTGGAGAATATACCCTATTAAAAGTCATATCATAAAAGAAGTCCTTAGCTGCGGGTATTAAATAAGTTTGTGCGTGAGGATGATAATCCGAATAATTTATACTAAAAGTATAACTTCTACTTCTACCTTGTGTTGTATATTCTCTGATATTAGGAACTAGATATGAAGCTTTTCTACGTAATCTAGCTGTTCCAGCGGATTGTTCGGGTCTCACCCTAAATCTACATCTAGCTCTGGTAGGTACTCCAACATCTGGATTACCGGATTCAACCAATTCACCAAATTCATTAGTTGTTACGTGGTCAAGATTCATTGGGACATTAACTAGAAATGAACCACTACTATCTATTACTCTACCATTATTTTCAAAATAATATCTTTCTAGAACTGGTACTGTACCACCCTGTGGTATACCACCAAAACCATAAGCTGTAGGGTCATCTTTAAAAAATGGAGTATAACGAATCATATCTATAATTCCTGGTTCAGAAACTAAACTACATAAATCCCCTTGGTGTTTTTTTGGTCTACAGCTTTTATTGACGGAATCTTTATCGGTGTCAGTAGCTGTACTACCCATAAAAACGGCTGATGGTTGTATTTTGAAACCATTTTCTGATAAATCGAAATCAACCCTCGTTATAGCGGCTCTACAAAATTCTTCATCACCCCAAAATGGTCTAATGTCAACCGATTTAGTTTGATTCATAATTTGAGGTAGTGAGTCTATAGATGCATTTCTTTTAAATCTGGCTCCATCAAAATCTGAGTCTGCGAATCCTTGTTCTTTAAAGTCTTGTGGTAAAAGAGAAAAACAACCTATATCACTAACATCAACATCCATGACTATATCGTGGGAACCTACTGGTGCACCATAAATCATAAAATCTCCAGATTGGTTGGTTTTTACTGTATATTTATAGTATTTTTTATATACATACTCTACTTCTTGTCGTGTTAAAACATCTTCTAATATGGGAAATGTACCTACAGGTACATGACACTCAAAATTTTTATCTTTACTTAATAGATTATATCTTACTCCATCAGCATCTTTTTCTGTGGGGTGTTTAAAAGGATAAAGTTCCGTAACTAAGGGATTTTCTTCATCTATACTATCTAATGGTATAAAAACAGATACTTTTGCGTTTGGTACCCCGTAACCTCCATTTACAATAACTCTACCACATAAAACACCAAAATCTGCACACATTCTTGTGTACACATCTTGTTGTGATAAAGACAAACTTAAAATCTCTAATAAATCAAAATCTTGTTTTAATTCAAAAGTTACACTTTTATCTTTTCCTACTTCTGTTCTTACTCTAAATGATTTAGACATATGGGCTTTAACAAATAAATATTTATGTTATCAAAACTAAAGATAACTCATAGCTATTTTATGTAAAGATGTGTGAAAAGTGAGTTTTTTATTTCTTAACCCTAATCGCGATGTCTTTTTCAGGAAATTTAATTTGTAATATTTCATCAGGTTTTGCGTATATAGTATCATCAATCAAACCTATTTGTCTAGTAGATAAATCAATATACGGTTGGGATGTGATAGCTTGTGAATAGTTACCCCCTACTTTATTAAAAACTTTTAAATCTATTATGTTTAAAACACCAGGAACTCTCATAATATCACCTTTTAACTGACCCATATTTAAATCTAACCCCATCTCCATTTTAGAAACATCAAAATATTCACTAATTGTTGTTATGACTGTAGTTACAATATCTCCTTGATTGAAGGAGGCTTCTAGTAGTAGGTCTACTTCAAAACCTAAATCTATTACCTTAGCTGAACCCACAATTACATAATCATTTAACATCCTAAAATTTGATAAATAATTTGAAATATTATTTTTAAGTGTTTGAGAAATATTAGAGGTTAACTGGCCGTCTGGTGTAAAAGATAGTACGTTTATATTGACTTTATTTTCTATTTCTGTAACACCCACTTTTGCAGCTGCACCAAAAGTAGCTGGCATTGTTCTGAGTTTAGATATATAATCTTTTATAGATACAGCTCTATTTTGTGCCGCAAAGTTAAATGAAATATAATTTCTTATTTCTTCTTGTGTCATTGGATTGGCACCACCTATAGCTGCGGTTACATTAGTAACTGCTAAACTATTAATTACAGATTGGCTTACCTGTGGACTAGGTCCTACCACATTAAAATTAACTGTACCAACAGTGTTTATACTTCCTGCACCCACATTTGATGTTTGTCCACCACCTACCCTATACTGAACAAATAATGTTGTATTACCTCTAACTGTATTACCCAAAGATATGTTATTTAAAAATCTAGCCATGTTTAATTTTACCCCTTTGGATGCAAATTCATCTAAAGAGTCCTGTGAAGTTTGGTTTCCACCACCAAAAGTCAAAAAGAAAAATCCTTCAGGTGTAAATTCAGTTATAAATCTATTATCTGTATGCATAAATCTACCTACTTTTACACCAGCTTCATCAGCTGGAGCAGATGGGTCTTCAACAAAAACTTCACTTTCAGCTAGAGCATCTAGTTCATACCATCTCTGTTCATTTACGGTTAGAAACTCGTCATTGGTTGGTAGTGTTTGATACCCTACACCATCTTTTTGTATTACTGATGTTACACCCACCACATTTTTTTCTGGTAAAACTAACTGAAAAAAAGGTTTACTATCTACGTCAGTTATTTCTTTTTTAAATATCCTTGTAACACCATTAACAACCACCTCTCTTTTGGTTATGGTGTAATTAGTTAAAATACCATTAGCATCAAAATTTGGTATTTTAGTTCTGTTGGGTACACCGTCTACACTATATGGTGATGAAAAATCACAATCATCTACTAATTCAAAGACTTGTCCACCACCTCTAAATTGAGAACCACTTCTTAACATACCTAAATACCTAAAATCTTCTTTATCACCAAAAACAGGTACTGTTATAGAAATGTCACAAACAGTAACAGATGGTCGGTTTCCTGGTATTTTTAATCCGTATGTTTTTGCTATATTAAATAAAGAACTTCTTTCTTGTGCGAATTGTAACACTGTTTCTTGGAAGGTTCTGTCTATTTGAAAATTTAAATTATCTGCTACTGCGGCATTTAAATCTAAAAATACAGAATATATAGAAGCGTCATTTGCATTTTGTATTAAATCAGGATAATACGTATTTGTTATTCTAAGGAGTTCATTTCTTATACCTAAAAAATCTCTTTCTGTATATGATATTTTTTTCTCTGCCATATTATAAATTAATTATTACAAAATCTCTTGTAGCGAATATATTATCACCATTATTATAATCTATTCTAACCCTAAGAGTATATTCTCTTTCTGCATCCCCCACAAAACCAAAACTATTGTCCACCAAACTAGGGTCATTAGGTTCACTTTCTTTTTCCTCTTCTTCCCTAATATCTTCAGCTGATTTTACCGTGATTTCATTAATTATTAAACCAGGTATAAATTTTTTTACAGCATCTCTTATTTCTTTATCTATATTAGTTTTAGTTGCACCATCTAAAGGTTCATAAATATATTTTAAAAGATTAGTGCCAAAATCAGGTAAAAAATAACGAGAACCTTTTAAAGTTAAAATAAGATGAATTAAATTAGAACGAACTTCTGCCTCTGTACTCTTATTTAAACCTAAAAAAAATCCTTGTGGACTATTCTCAAAAGGAAACTTTATTCCGTATCTTTGATTTGGCATTCTTTTTTTATAATAAATACTTCAAAGATTATTTTAATTGTCTATTTGTTTTTTGGTGGGGTGGCCAATAGGGGCAGTGTTTACATCCATTACCACAACAACTACCACGTCTTTTATGATACTCTTCTGTCATTACCATCATTCCATTTTCCCAATAAAAATCTTTACCCTGTAGTTTAGGTTTTAAAAATTCTCTATAATGTAGTTCAGCTATCCAATCGTCTTTTCTATTCATCTTTTATATCTATTATATTTTCTTTATGTTCACAGTGAGGACATGTTACTTTTTTATTAGTATTTAAATCTTTTGTGTTGTTTAAAGACAATAAATGGTAGTCAGAAACTGACCACCATTTATTACACTTACCACATTTAAAGTGATATAAGATTTCTTTACTAACTTTATGCTTCATTTAATTCTTTTTCCTTATCCATAGTTTTTAAATCTACGTCTATTTCACAAGAACCACCAGCACAAGCTAATTCACCAGTTAAGTTTGTATTATCATCTAACTCAACAACCCTACTTAAGTCAACGTCCTTAAGTGACTCCATCATTTGATTGTATTTTTCCTCAGTTATATCTTCAAATGGAGCTTGGGTATATGTACCGCCATCATAAGGTAATACAGATAAACCATTATAATGTTTTCTATTTTCCCACATCCATTCACCGGCTGGTTCCCAATCTTCTTGTTTTAATGAAATAGTTGCTGATACATT